CACAACGAGATTTATTACCTTTTGATTCTAGATGTTCAAGAAAGACCTTTTCGATCTGAGTGGTTCTAGGCGGCATTACTATCCATTCTAACTTTGTTACCTTTTGCCAATGATTTCTTATATCAAGTAGTTGATTTAATTCATGTTTAATTGTTTGTGTTTTTATATTAGTATTTATCAAGTAGTTAATAGCAAGATATTTTTCCATTGTCTCCAGACGCTTAATTTCTTTTACTGCGTCTATAGGATAATAAGATTTTTCGTTATAATGTAATTGAAGTTGTAATTTAAATTTTTTAATACGATTTATAAGAGTCCTAGACCTTTTTACATTTGAGTCAAGACGAGTTACTACATTTAGATTTAGATTTTCAATCATTTTTTACGATTATGATCTGGAAATCTTTTAAAGTACTTATCCCATAACTTAAAAGATTTTGGATCTTTAGCAGAAGTAGCAGCAGAATCACGAGATTTTTTACCTTTTACACCTTTAGCAAGACCTCTAAGACCTAATAAACCTATTAAAGTTCCTAATATTGTTAATAATGGAGCACCTATTTTTCCAGCAGCAACAGCATTAGCATATTCAGCTAATACACCTTGAATTTTTGCTTTAGCTCTAGTTTCTGGTAACCTAGCTATTTCATTTTCAGTTTGTGCAACAACTTTCTCACCTTCTTTTAAAATATGATGTTTTTGAGCAAACGCTACATCTCCTTGAGCTTGTTTTAGACGAGCTTCATATGATAATAGATTTCTTTTTAATGAATTAGTTATATTTGCACCTACAGTTTCAGCACCTTGAAATTGTCTTGCCTGTTGCATACCAGCAATTTCATGAGGTAATTTAGCATATTTTACATTAACCTCTTCTACACGAGGTGCAGTAGTAATACCAGCAGCACGTTCTTGAGAACGAGCACCAGTAGCAGCAGTTTCAGCAGCAGTACGTTGAGCAATTTGTTGTGGAGCGCGGCCTCCTTGACCGCCTCCACCAGCAGATGATCCAAGAATTTCCCATGGATTAACACGACCACCAAAACGAGCATTAGTATAAGCAGCATCCCGCGCACCAGCAATAGCTGGATTAACAGGCTTAGGTTGAAACATAGAAGTTATTTTTTGATCTATAAAACGAGAACCTAATTTTTCTATAAAATCACCAGCAAAGCCTCTACCCATTTCACCGACTTGTTTTCCAAGTCTTTCGGCTTTGGTTTCTACTGCACTTGGCTGAGGAATGGTTGATTTATCACCACCTCCAGCAAGATTATCATCTCTTGCTTGTTCTTCTAATTGAGCGCGAATAATATCGCCTTCTAATTGCTTTTTTTCGCCGCCTCCATCGCCGCCGAATAAACCACCTACTAAACCAGCTCCTCCACTGGCTAAACCACTAAGAAGAGGAGCAGCAAGACCAGCAAGAGTAATTATGCTAAATCTTGGCTGTGCAGCCAAGAACACTTTTTTATAAAACGTAAGCATAAACTATAATACTAATTCCAATAATAATTAAAGATATATTATATACTTTCATCGAGCTGGATCGAATGTTAATAAATCTTCTTTATATTTATGTATACCTACATTAAGATTTAAACCTATAAGATTAGCGGCTCCGCCTTGATTTTGAATGCGCCAGAAGGCAGCAAGATCAAAGAATGTACTAGGAGGTGTTCCACCATCCAATTCAGTAGAAACAAACGATACATTACAAGTAGCATGTATAGCACCATTACCAAAATGTAAACTAATAGGTAAAGGAATTGCATTAGGAACTGCAACACCTACCGTTGCACTAGGAGCAGCAGTTAAACGACCTATACAAAACTGATATGTTAGATGAGATTGATAATCCCCTGATAGGGAACCCCAAACAGAATATATATGACGATGACGTTCTTCTTCTTCATCGTTAATTTGTACACCTACACCTACTTGTTTATCATCACCTAATGTTACACCAGTAGCCTCAGAATAATATACAGCTTCATGAATAAAGTTCTCACCACTAACAACATTTAAACTAACAGTACTAAGAACAGATAATGCAGTTTCTTCGCTTGTAGCGAAATCTGTTAATGCATTAATAGTATATACTTTATTAAGATTACCTATAGGATGAGGGCCAATTCTATTGGGACGATACATATGATCTCCTTTTAACGTTTAACACCAGCAAATATACTTGCTTTTGAGTTTGGATAATGACGAATAGCCTCTACCTGAATAGATGCTTGAGCTTGCCAATGAGCAAGACTTGTAGTTTGAAATATAGAATCGTAATCAGCACCAGAATGATATATAGCCTTAGTGTGAGTATTTAACACACCAGGACTTAAGAAAGGAAATCCCTGGAGTGCTTCATAATCGAAATGTACTGCATTAGGTTGATGTCTCCACTCTTCACCAAATGGAATCTCACCAAGTGTAGTAGCACCAGCAGGAGACATGTGCCAATCATCAAGATTGGTAGCAGCAGGAGGAATCGCGCTATCAACTTCGTATGATGCTGCAAAGTTTGCAAAGTTTTTAACTCCTTTAGCTTGACGGATCTGCTCACGCGATCCAATAGTAGGAAACCTTACAAGAGCCATAATCCAGACACTACCGTGTTCTGGAAAGAATTTTCTTCTAAACCCGAACCCTTGTTTACCAAGGGACTTTCCGGAGAACGTCCCTAAGGACGCATCTCCAGTCCCGTTAACGTCATAACCAGAAAGAGGAACCGATTGACGCATAACTAATTGTGGACGCTCATCAGCGTCTATATTAACACTAGAACCATATGATGTTCTCATAACATCATTATAACGATTAGCAAATCTATCACGTTCAATTTCAGAACGATAACCCATTTTAGTTTGTTCCAAATCTACAATATCCATTACAGTAACAGAAGCTACCTCGCGATCAGCTGATGCAAGATCGCTTACAATACCAGTATTCCAAGGCTTTTTAAGCCTACAACAAGAATAACCATAGAATTTTTGATTCATACCACCATCAATACGAGAATTTGCAGCACTATGACCAGTTGGAAAACCAACATTTACATAAGCATCCTGAATTTCAGGAGTTAATTTAAGGAATCTAAAATAACGATTCCATATACGAATATAAGCAGTAGATAACCATGCAGAAGAAGCAGGTGCAACACCTTCTAATACTTGACCAAGATAAGATGTACCAGCAGGAGTAGTAGTAGATAAACTAACAGCCGAATTAATACCGGCTAACATCATTGTTTCCCAATCATCTCCAAATATATGACGATGAGGAACATAAAAAGCAAAATAATCTACCTGAGCATCAACAGTAAGAGACCTCCTCAAAGGAGATAAACGCATAAGGTTTGTCATTTGTACTGTAATAGAATCTCCACCTATAACAGGAATAACCGACATTGTTTGTAACTGTCCTATTCTTCCATCCATGAACGAATAATGGCCCAGATTGAACTTTTCGCGTTGCATAATTTATCCTTTTAGAATACTGTTCCACCAATATAATATTTTCCACCAGTTTTACGACGGCGTGGATTAGGCTTAGAACTCATTCTTCGAGTTCCACCTCCACGACGTACTTTACTTTTTCTGCCGTACGATTGAGGACGATTGCGAGGCATTTTGAATATCTCCCATAGCAGAGTTTATAGAACCATTTACTCGTTGCTCAAATTGAGCACGAATAGCAGGCAAATCAACATCATTAGATAATTGACAACATAAAGAAAATAATTGTGAAGCTGTTATTACAGCTCCCATTTGAGCCGTTGCGGAAGATGGGTTTCCCAACCCTTCCGATGAGAAACCACCTTCCATCCAACGACACGCTACTAACAAGTTTGAAGGATGTACGAACATTATTATAGCAGCACCAATATACTCAGCCGGCGTTTCAATACGCGGCAAGCCTAAAGCATCAGTAGTACCATGCATTAATACCTCAAGAGTACGAGTAACCTGACCACGTTCTACATTTTGCCATGCAAAATCCTGTTGAACTAATTTTAAATCCTCAGGAAGAAGATTTAGAGAGGCGAGAGATCCATAAGCAGCACCACGAGATAAGGTGAACATTGCACCTTTTATTACAGCTAACTGAGCATTTATATGATTCATGTACTAAGCTCCTTTTTTACATTATCTAACTGTTCTATAGCATTGTCAATAACATTATCAAGATAATTTTGGTTATATTCAGTTATAAGCATTTTAGAATGATTAGATAGTTTTATTATTACATTAAGTTCTGTTATTACAGATTGAATTTGAGTAATAGAATTAGACGATAATAGCTTAACCATTATATCTTTTTGATCCAACACCTTTTATTTGAAAATTTGAACCAACGATTTTATAAGATCCTGTAACACTAAATACACAAGAATCTAATATAGTTTGTATTTCAGAAATTACCGTGTTCGAGAATTTCGATATCGGTATAGACCCAATGCTCTGCAATCGATACATCGTCTGAGGATAAGTCTTGTTGCGCAAGCGCTGCATTATAGAAGGTTGAGCCTTTAGGGTCATAAGTATCGAGCTCTTTTTGTTGCTCTCTAACTTCTTCAATATTTGCCGGTGGGCTTGGTTTATCAATAACATCGGTGGCACGACGCTGTTGTAAATTACCAATACTTGCATTTTCGCTATTTGAATTAATTGCTCCAACTGATTCTGATTTAATAGATTCACCATCTTTATTATTACTGTCATTCCCAATTTGTGGGATTGTCTTATTCTCCATTTTTTTGACTCCTTATCAGTAGACATAGATTTAGTTATATATTTTGACAAATAGTTCGCAACCTTGTTTGCGCTTCCCGAAGGGAGCGGATCGAATACGTTTCCAATTCGAATAACCGGCCATTTATGGCCAAGCATCGCCCATGCATCCGTTGCCGATGTTCTAACTGCAATCGGTGAAGAAAATCCTTTATTCCAATACTCTCTAAACCCGTTAATAATTCGTAAGTTCGGAGACTTCTGCCCGTAATTGGGATCGCTCCTACAAGATTCGGGGAGAGATTTAAGTATATGTATGACATGGAAATGATTCCTATTAGTTATAGATCCTTCTTCCACAACAGCAAAATATTTATGATTTTCCTTACCACTTATTTTATTGAATTTATATATATAATCCCTAAAGACAACTGATTTTTTTTGCCATACTTCTTGGTAATGTTCTGGCGCTACTGTTAATGTATTCATTACAATATAATAACCTTTATGCAATGCTTCTTTTAAAGCCATTTTAAGCCGCCAATTTAACTCTGCACAACGAGATTTATTACCTTTTGATTCTAGATGTTCAAGAAAGACCTTTTCGATCTGAGTGGTTCTAGGCGGCATTACTATCCATTCTAACTTTGTTACCTTTTGCCAATGATTTCTTATATCAAGTAGTTGATTTAATTCAT